TTACATATCATATTCAACAAACATATCATAATAAAAAGATAGTAGTAGAATAGACATATAGAGAGATTTCAAAAAAAATGTTACAAGAACAAAAAATGTCACAAGAACATATAAAGTTTGACACGCATTTTCATGAATATACAGATAATAATGATTTATGTTCTCTCCATCCAGATATAGATAAGGCATTTCCACAATCTCTCAATCAATTAAAAAACATGATGTTTTATGGCCCAAGTGGAGTGGGTAAATACACACAAGCATTGCAATCTATTAAAAGATACAGTCCATCCAAACTTAAATATGAGAAAAAGCTGATTATTACATTTAATAAAAAAACATATTATTTTCGTATTAGTGATATTCATTATGAGATTGACATGTCTTTACTTGGTTGTAATTCAAAGCTTTTATGGAATGAACTATATAACCAAATCATAGATATTATACATACTAAAACGGATAAATCGGGTATTATTTTCTGTAAAAACTTTCACAATATAAATAGTGAATTAATGGATACATTTTATAGTTATATGCAAAAGATACCACTTATCCATATTGTATTTATACTAACGACTGAAAATGTCAGTTTCATTCCAGATAATATAACCAACTGTTGTCGTATAATACGCCTTCCGCGTCCAACGAGAGAATTGTATAATAAATGTTTGGGAGAAGACAAGGTCGGCGAAAATATAGAATTAAAAACAATAACAAATATGAAAAACATGATTGGTTCAATCACACAAATGATGAATCCACATGAGACGATATGTAATAAAATATTGAATAGTATATTGGATATAGAAAACCTCAATTTTCAAGATGTGCGAAATCAATTGTATGATATATTTATTTATAATTTGAATGTTACTGAGTGTATTTGGTATATACACGAACAATTGGTTCTTTTGAATCATATAAAGAAAGAAGATATGAGAGATATTATGAAAAAGATGTATTTATGTCTTCAATATTTCAATAATAACTATCGCCCCATTTATCATTTAGAGAGTTTTGTGTTTTATCTTATAAAGAAAGTTCATGGATTATAAACGAGCATGTGAAATAATGGGTATGAAAACATCCTATCATTTCACGCATAAAGAACTGAAACATAATTATTATAAATTGGCATTGAAATATCATCCAGACCATAATCCAGAAGACCCAACAAGCACTGAGAGATTTCAAGAGTTATTTTCTGCGTATGAATATTTACAAACACAAACGCAAAAAGAAATAAGTGATGACGGTGACGGTGATTGTGATGATGTAAATCACAATGATGATTATGTTTCTCTCTTTAAAAAGTTTATGTCATCTGAATATAATATTAAAATAAATATAGATACATCAACGATTGTTGGTGACATATTGAACGGATGTAAAATGGCATCATTTAAAATATTTGAAAACTTGGATAAGAAAACAGCATTGAATGTATTTAATTATATGGAAGAGTATTCGGATATAGTTGGTATAGATAATACAGTAAAAAATAGTTTGAAAGATATACTTAGAGAAAAAATCAAAGACGATGAGTGCGTTGTATTAAAAGCAACACTTGATAACTTGTTTAATGCTGATATTTATAAATTAAACTATAATGACAATGCGTATGAAAATGATAATGCGTATGACGATGCTTCCGTTGGTAATCTTAATGCTTCCTCTGGTAATGACAATGACGAAACACTTACATTATATTATGTCCCGTTGTGGCATGATGAGGTTACATATGAATTAACAAAAAAAGATAAATTGTTAGTTGTTAAATGTGTTCCAGAATTGCCAGAACATATAAAAATAGACCAATACAACCATTTACATGTATATATTAAAGTATGTGCTTCAACTCTTTTTAATAGAGAAAAAATACCAGTTCCTATATGTAGTGGAAAAGTATTTGAAATACCTATTGCAGAATTGCGTATTATAAAAGAACAGGTTTATACATTTTATCGTATGGGTATTCCGATGATTAATACTGAAAATATATATTCAACCGATAAAAGAGGAAATGTATGCGTCCATATTAGCATAAATAGTTTTGCTTTGTAAGCGAATGCGAATATGTGAATAATCGAATGCGAATATGTGAATAAGCGAATGCGAATATGTGAATAAGCGAATGCGAATATGCGAATCATCATGTAAATCTCTCTTATACGAATGAATACATGTGTTTATTAGAATCATATTCAACATCAAATTCATCTTTATTTTCTGCGAATGTCAGATAACCGTATTTATGTGTATTATCAATATACTGCGGAATATTTTGTAATCTTAACACATCACTAAAAATCACATATTCATATCGCTTGCTGTTATCATCATATTTTATAAAAGATAAGAATTTATTTGGTATAAAATAAGTGCAGTGAATACATGATACACGAATTAAACCGGTAATTTCATTATATAAAATTTTATAATAATTCTCGTGGTCTTTATAGTATCCATTTATATCCACATCATAATGATAGTTAGAATAATATATCTTTTTACAATTTTTGTCATGGATTCCGGTTCTTAACATAGGCGATATGACACCGTCTTGATATTTATATAAGTGCTCTATGGTTGTAGGAATAATAAAATTATCACAATCGGCAACAAAATAATGTGCTTTCAAATCGCGCGCATAATCAATTGAATCTTGTCTAATTTTGCCGAGTATATTAAATCTAAAAACATTCCATTCATGGTTTGAATATTGTTTTAATTGTTCTGATATGTTGGCATCATTAAAATAAATGGAAGCATATTCATTGCCGTATTTTTCTATAAAATCTTTCAATATGGTAGTTGTATTGTCTTTATTGTCATTTGTGCGAATGTATAAATGTATCTTTTTTTTATTATAAGTTTGGTTATAAATACATTGTAAATAAAAAGGTAATGATAATTCTTTATCTTTGGCAAGTATTGCGATGACTATAGCATCGTTATTCACTATATTATCGTTATTCACTATAGCATCGTTATTCACTATATCCATTTACAATAATAAATTATTTGAATAATGATATAGCATACGCATATCGTATAGCATACAGCATACAAAAATAAAAAAGTTGTAAAGAATACAACATTTTTATTTGTTTTTTATTTTACAATGTTTGTTTGTTTTTTATTTATTTTACAATGTTTATTTCATTTTTGATTATATAAACTATGCTATATCTGTATCTTAAACATCGCCGGCAACTTTGCGTCTAACCACCTTCTTTGTGGCTACGACCTTCTTCTCTTCTTCTACGACAGCGACTGCCTTTGCGACTTCAGCAACAACTTCTTGCTGCTTATCATCTTCATCATCATCACTATCATTCACCAATTCAACACCGCCACTTTCATTGTCGCTGGTTGATGATGAGAAAGATGACGATGACGAAGTTTCTTCATCTCTAAACTTATCCACTTCATCATTTGATAGAGTAATCAAACACTTTCCCTTAAGACTTTCCTTTGGTCTAACAGCAGCTTGGACTAACTTCCAAGTGCATCCAAACTTTCCGTTAGCAAACCACAACCCACCGCACTTCAAAATCACAGCGACATTGGCTGACTTTGGAATTAAAGACAACAAGTTTGTCTTAGATGGGTCATTGGCTGGAAACAATTGTCTTTGTGAATGGTCATAGACTTCACAATCAAACTCGTCATTCCAATATCCGAGTTTAACATTCAATGATGGCGCACGAGTATAGTCATGTTCGCCAGTGTTTTTATCCTTTGGATATTTTAGCATTGGAGTGAATAAGGCATCAATAACTTCAGCCGAAGTCTTTGTTTTATTCAACCATTCCTTTGAGTTCTTCAAAGCGTCTTGCTTGAGCTTTGCTTCAAAGCCCTTCATTGCTTCAAGAAACTTTGTATTTTGTTCTGTAGCATAGCTGTCATTTGGAAATTGTAATGACATGTTATAAGATTTCTTGCCGTTCTGTTCATCCACAAACTCATTTACGCCCCATGTTAGAATAATTGGTGTGCTAAGAAGTAATTGCTTATTGTTATTTGCGTTCAAAATGCCGATTGATTTTCCTCCTGATTTATTGATTTTTGGCTTAGTATATTTAACATCGTTATTAGCATTAAAGGTAGTTGCACTGATAATATCTTGTTGTTGTTTGTTATTGGTTGCGCTCATTGTTGGTTAGTTAGTAGGTTGTTTGTGATATATAGTATTGGCTTGTCTTTAATTCAATTTTTTAGAAAAATACATTTCAATTTTTTACCTATTTCAATTTTTTACCTATTTCAATTTTTTAGTATATTTCATTTTCGCATATTTCATTTTCGTATATTTCATTTTCTACGAAACTCCAAGAAAAAAAACATACATACTGAATAAAAAAATCACATAAAAATATATTATCAGACTATATATAATAATCAAATAAATGATTACATATATATTGTGTTCTGTCATAGAAACAATTATTGTGAAAACAACATGTTTTGCTTTAACACAGACGATTAGTCTTGGATTGAATTGTGGTTCGTATTTGGTGTCGCATTTATTCAGAAAATCAAAGAGAGAGAGAAATCATAAACTATTATGTTTGGAAGATGTTATTATACAAGATGTAAAAATGATGGAACATCGTAGTAAATATATTGACTATTATGATGATAGTGATTATGAGAATAGTGATGATGATGAATATGATTGTGAAAATCCGGTTGTTGTAGAGAAAAAAAATATTACAAATACGCCAAAATTAATTGAAATGCTACATGATAATGAATCCACTTCTGCCTTTACGATGCATGATACAATCGCAAAGTTTGACATTGAAAAGGGTGACATTAACATTAAAACCGGCGAATGTGATATGGAATCAAGCGACACCGACAATGAACCGTCATTAACCAAACAAGTTCAAATCATTAAAGAAATTATTAATGACAAAAAGTATTTGAATAATGATATTGAAAATGAAATAAAAAAGAAGGATGAAATGGAAAAGTATTTGAAAAATGAATACGATAAAAATATAAATGATGATATAGATAATGAATGGGTTAATATTCAAGTGTTTGAATAATGGTAATATGGTATAATGTATAAATAATATATCATATGAAATGATGTATTATTTATTGTGAAATAAATTTATATTTGTGATATTTTTTGAAAAGTGTTTTGCTTTTTGTGTTTTGCGACACTTTTTTGAAAAGTGTTTAGGCAGTGGCAACAGCAGCCTTAGCAGTCTTGGCAAAGTGTGGGCTCATGTATCTTTGGAGGTTGAAGTAAGTCAATTCTTCACCGTTCTTCAACTTCAACAAAGTAGAGAGGTTCTTGTCAGCATTGATACGTCTGCCGTTTTCCTTGTCTTGAAGGTTGTGAGTTCTGATGTAAGCGTTGATTTCACGAGTGACTTCAGTTCTTGCCATCTTTGAACCCTTGTCCTTTCCAAGAAAGCCAGCCAATTCATCACTAATCAAAGTGGGTTGAACGAAACCACTTGGTGCGCGATTGACAGCAGAGTTCTTTCTCTTGGCAGAAGCCTTTTGGCTGACCTTGAGTTGCTTAGCGGACTTCTTTTCCAAAGCTCTGAAGTCGCTCTTGAGGGCAGACAACAAGGAAGTGACATTTTGGAGCTTGGTGAAGAATGAGGCAAAGTCTTCATTCAATGAAGAAGAGGATTCAGGAGTTGCGATAACAACATTTTCGGAAGCAGCGGCAACAGCAGGGGCGGTGGCAGCTGGAGCGGCAGTGTCGGCCTTCTTGGCCTTGACTTCCTTCTTAGCCTTGACTTCCTTCTTTTCAACAGCGGGGGCTGGGGTGGCAGCTGCGGCTGCGACGGCTGGGGCAGTAACTGCCTTTGATTGCTTTTCAACATATTGCTTGGTAGTAGATTTAGTCATCTTATTATATACTACTATAACAAGTCTTTTTTAAGTGATTTAACGCATTAAATACTATATTTATTTTTGGCATGGATATTAGTTTCATTTTTCCTTAAGTTTCTTCAATAAAAATAAAACGAAGTATTTTTGACATATTAAAAATGGCATATATCAAAATATAGCATATGGAAAATGGCAAATATAGCAAATGGCAAATATAGCAAATGGCAAATATAGCAAATATATGTCTTTTTTTACAAATATTTTGATTTTGATTATAATTTGTAAAAAAAGAATGAAATCTCTCAATAACATAAAAACACAATCTTAATGCGCTACAGATTCGTATAACCAAGACATGGCAGCCGCCGCCTGTGCATTCACCAATGTCAAAGCACACAATACATATGTCGCGCCTAAAGCACGATTCGGTTCAGAAATACCTCTCTTAACAATGAGTTCAATCACATTCAAAGCAATTCGTTTCAATTCAAATGAAGGTAGTTGCGGCGAAAGCATTCCTAAATGCACACTCATAAAAGGATTTCCAATTGGCGGACAAATATCTCTCTTCATTTGATGTGTAAGTTGTGTGCGATAGCACCATATATCATTCAATTCATGTAAGAAACGAATTATCTGACGGTTATCTAAAGTCCAGAACCAATTCGGGTCACTATAATTTCCAAGTTGATTTATGTATTGAAAGAGAGAAATACACGACATTTCCAATTGTTTTCGGGGACATACTACTTCTTTAACTTCATCTTCACATGTGATGGATACTGTGAATTTCAACATTTTGGAAAGACTGACAATTTTCTTCAAATCTCTCAACAATGTATTAGGAAGCGGATTTCTATTGTATGGATTTTTAATGCCGGATGAAGTATCCGTTGTTAGTAGTGTGTAGAGAGATAATATATCAAATCCGTAAATGATACCATCTTTATCTTTAAAACTGAAAAATTGGTTGTATTGTATATCTTTAATAGGTTCCATTGTATAAAAATCGGTTTCATTCACACATAGAGCGCGGTTCATTCGTGCGGGGCCATGTAATTTTTTATATTTTTTGTATAAGAACCTTCTACATAGTCGTTGAATAACATATATACATTCGCTTTTTTTGAAATGATTTGTAATTCTCTCTATTAAGTCTTTTTTGTTTCCGGATATTTTTTGTTTGTAATGCTTGCATATGTCTTTTAGTTGTATAATGTTGTATTTATTTTTTGATAGTAGAAAATCTTCTTTTGATGGAACGACGAATTTATCTTTTTCTTCGCATCCAAACTCCTTTCTTTTCAAATTTTCTTGTATTTGTCTAATTTTTTTAATTATTTTTTTATTTTTCTTTACAGTATTATTCAATTCTTTATTTTCATCATTCAATTGATTCGCAAATATAGTATTAATAATGTTATTGAGCTCTGTATGTATATCAGAGCTGTCGTTTTGTATTATAATATTCGCATTTTGAGGGTGCTGCTCGGATTGTATCTGCTGAGCTTGTATCGGGGATGACTGGTGCTGTAGCACCCCGTGCGCTTGTGTATTTGCACCTTGCTGCTGCTGCGCTTGTGCGTTTGCGCCCACTGCGTTTGCGCCCACTGCGTTTGCGCCCACCGCAATATTATCCATTATGATATTCATTACTTATTCTATACTTATAATATACATTAGATAATATCTTTTTACACCATTTACAAATATAAATAAAAATAATAATAAACAAATCTCTCTATTATAATTACTACTATATTGTAAAAATGGGACAGTGTTTATGCTGTGAAAG